GGTAACTGCAAGAGCTAGAGGTTCTCTACAGTGTAAGGCTTGATAGGGTTGAACTCCTTTTTGCCTGAGTTGTCAACAATCACAAGATGCTTTGTTGGGTAGTCAATCGAGTCAATCATTCTTTGCGCTAAGTCGTGCCTAGCGAATGTTGGGAAAGCAATAACTGGAATCACTTTAGGTTCTCCTTCAGGAATGGTATCCACTTCTCTTGCCAAATCTTCTCAGCGTCAAACTGCTTGGCAAAGTCTCTGCTGATCTCTGAGTGTGAACCCTTTTCCTTGTGGACTTCGTAAGCATCCTCAAGGGCCAACATGATTGAGTGGATGCTAGGAACCTTGAACCAAGCCAACTGAGCTTCATCCCAGAACATCTGCCCTCCCACTAGCCAGCCATCATCTGCAACTAGGTCTTTCGGTGCTGACCAGTTGATAGAGATCACTCGGGTTCCACAGCTCTGAGCCTCCATGATAGGTAGCTCGTAACCGCCTCCATAGGAAACCTGCAGGCAAACATCTGCAGCGGTGTAGATTGCGGCAAGGTCGTGCTTCTCAAAGCTAAATCGGTAGTCAATCGGGTTAGGAAACAGCACTGCATCCATTGAAAGCCCACAGGCAGCGGCAAGTCGAGGCAGGTGAAAGCCTCCGAAGATACCAGTTGGCTCGCTGTGAATGTATAGATAAGCATTAGGAACCTTCTTGCGGAAGGTAGCAAAGGCAAGCAACAGCTCGGCATAAGCCTTGCGGTGAATTGACTTGTTTGCTTTGTTAGCACTGTTGACAACAATTAGGAAGTCATCATCCTTTAGATTCAGGAAGCGCCGAGTGTTCTGCCCCGCTAGTTGCGCAGTTGGCTTGAAGGTGTGTGTGTCAATGGCGTGAGGGATGTAGGTGGACTCGATGCCAACCTCATTCATTTGCTCAACGCCAAAAGGAGCCATTGCGATTGGTAGCACATTGTCTTTGCTTAGCCATGCCTTGACAGCAGGTGGCATTGAAACATGGTCAAGTGGAACCCAAGAGGCAATCTTTGGAATCTTGGCAAATTCAGGATTGTTCAAAATCCACACATCGGCAAGGGTGATTAGAAGGCTTGGCTTGTTGGGATACTTCTCAACATGGTGAGCGTGTGCAACAGGGGTCGAGTCATTTGAATACATGTCAAGACCGCGAGCGTATTCAGGAACTTTGCCATAAGGAGTCTCAGTGTGTCCGTTGACTCCCTCACGCCCATAGTTAGAAATGGTTGCGACATCAATGCCATGACGCTTCATCCTGGTAACTACTTCCCAAGACTGCTGTCCGTAACCTGTCGGCTGTGTGATGCTGTTCGAATACCAGCTAACTGCTCCGCTGATCTGCTCTTGCTTTTTAGGGTTTCCCATTATGCCCCTTTCCGCTAATCACACTAGCAGAAAACCCCTGCCATTTCTGACAGGGGTTCTCTGAGTGTCTAGTAGAAACTAGGCGGTTGCACCGACATAGTGCTTGATGGCCGAAGTGTCCATCAAATCTGCATCGACGCGAATCTGGAAGCGGTAGTTAACAAGCCCGAGATTAAATTGGAAATCTGCGGACTGGGCAACGTTAAGGCCACCTGCCACGCGAACGCGGTAGGAGTCCCAGTCTCCAGCAAGGATTGACTTTGCGGAGGTTCCAGAAGCCATTGCTGGGTTCTCGATTAGTGGGCGGCCAATTAGGGTGTCAGGAGTTCCTGCAGCCAATGAAGGCTGGAAGAGATACTGACCAGTGGTGTCCTTGAGCTTACGGATGCTTGAGATGGTGGTAGGTGATGCCATGAACGCAAAGTTCGAGGCAGCGCGAACAGCACCGTCTAGCGAGTAGTAAAGGTCAATGATGTTGTCGCCAGTAGGTAGACCAGCAGCAGCGGTTCCAGTTACACCCAAGGTTGAAGCGGTGACTGCACCGTTAGGAGCGTCTGAGCCTGAACCAGTGGTTAGTGCGGTGTTGACTGCAAATCCGATTGAGTTTCCACCTGCGCGAGCAAGCTCTGCCTCTAGGTTTACACCTGAGTCAGTTAGAAGCTCCTCAGCAACAGCAACTAGGAAAGCCTGCTTGTAAGCGCCTAGAACGACAGAGCTAAAGGTTGGGTCAGAAGCGGCAATAGTGCCACCTGCTGCAACCTGTGAGCTAGTGCTGTAAGCGGTTAGCTGTGGGAAGCGGATGTCCTCACCTGATGCAGTCGTCAAGATGTTGCTAACGCGTAGCATTGGGCCAACCTCGCGAGCCTTCTGCCATACCTGGTCAAAGAAGGTTACAGGAACAAGGTTGCTGTTTGGGGTCAGGGTGCGGAACTCGTGTGAACGAACCTCGCCACGAGCGATTGCGCGTAGAAGGTCGTTGTCTGATGCGGATGCACCAGTAGCGATCTCAAAACCACGAGCTAGCTCGGCGGCCTTAGCCTCGCGCTCTTCGATCTTGCGAACATTGTCAATAGCGGCAGCGCGCTCGTCAAGCTCTGAGTTGATGCGGTCAAACTGAACCTGCTCTTCAGCAGTCAGGTCACGCTTCTCTTCAGTTGCCTGGTCTAGTAGAGCCTTTGCAGACTCCCAAGCCTTAGCGCGAGCCTCAGTCTGTGCCTTGATAAAGGTCTCGGACATGATTCTCCTTAGTAGATTGATGATTATTCAGCCGAGCTAACTCAGAGCTGTGACGCTGGAGCTGACTCGCAAGCGTTGTTTCAATTCTATAGCATGAGGGTAAAGGAAAACCCTGCCAGTAGAAAGGGGAAAAGACTGGCAGGGCGAAACCCTAAAGCTTGGCAGAGTCTAGCGAACTTCCTCTGGCTTGGTTATGCGGGTTTCCTTAGTTGCGGCTGGAGCAATAGCCGCAGTCTGTGGAGCGTCAAGGTCAGCGATGGCCTTGGCCCACTCCTCCGCAAGCTCGTAGACAACACCCGAGATGGGGTCACCTGCGACCTTGAGAATGGTCTCTTTGATTTTCTGAACTGTTGCCATGTCAAATCCTCTTCAGCAATAGGTCGAGCTGCTTCTGCTTTAGCGCCAAAGTGCTTGGCTCTGAGACAGTCTCAGCCATGTCCTCTGAGCGAGGTGCAAGCTGGTCAGCAACAGTCTTGATTAGTTCTGCTTGTTCAGTAGTCAAGTCAGCACCTTCCTCAATCTTTAGCATGACATCAGCAAGCTGGTCTGCATCAACAGAGGCTCTTTGTGCGACTAAGTCTAGTCCTCGAACTCCTGCCTCAGTGGAAGTGTAAGCAGGCCAGACAACAGCGGAAACCTCAAACAAGCGAACAGACTTGAGCCTGCGCTCAGTTCCCTCTGAGTTCCAAGAATCCTTGATGACATTGAATCCAAATGACATCTTGCGAACAATCCCATCGGCGAGCAGGACTGCAAGGTCTTTTCCGCGCGAGGTCATTGGGAGCTTAGCCTCGACTCTTAGACCAACCTCATCTTCATAGAGCTTCATTGTGCCTGAGCGAGTGGAAGCAAGAGGCTCGCCTGAGTCGTGGTTCCACAGCAACATGACATCATTGCGTGACTTGAGTGAGCGACTAAAAGCACCTCGCTCGACATACTCAATGAACCCGCCAAGGTTCTCTGATGGTTCGTTGAACTTTGCAGCGTAGCCAACAAAGGTCATCCCATCGCCTTCTTCTCTGACCTCGAACTGTGTTTCAAAGTCACGAGTCTCACGATTTGACATGTTGTTCATCCGTTCCTGTTCTGCATCAAGCCTAGCAACCACACCTTCGGCATACGCCCTAGCTCTCTCAGCGCCACGCCGATTCGCTGGAGCACCCCAGAGCAACATAGCCACAACACCCGCAGAAGGATAATCAGGGTGGTCAGGCTTAGCAGCAGGAGCGTTGAGATCGTCAAGGTGACGAGCAATCCAAGGGCCAATAAGCCGCCACTTGCGCTCAGTAACTTGGCCTTCAGCCATGCTCCTCGCATCTCTAATTGTTGCCTCGACAAGTCCATCCCCGCCCTCTCCCTCGGCGTATAGTTCTAAACCTCTTCTTGCTGCTGCTCGCATGTAGGTAGGAGGAGTCAGGTCAACTGCTCTCATTTCCTCAGAGTCGTCATCATCGTCATAGGTCACAGTTGGAACTTGGCTAGGAGCAATCGCTGTGATACCTAATTCACTGTAAGCAGTTCTAATCTCTTCTGAGTCCTCCACTGCAACCATCACATTGTAAGTTTCAAGCAGTGTCTCGGCTGTTGCTTTTTTCCAAGCAGTTGAATCTGTGTCAGCATCAGGCTTCATGAATAGCTGGTCGTAGTCAATGTCCAAGCTGTCAAGCTGTGCAATGGTAGCTTCGCGCTCAGAGGCCAGTCTTGCAGTGACAAGAATAATCTCAGTGTCATCAAAGCTGTCTAGGTA